AGCACCAATGACAACACAGCGGCTCGGGTAGCACGTATCGGGGAACAACAACAGGCCATCGCCGGCATGAGTGGTACACGGGCGTTGTCATCATCTAGCGTGGGATCAACCTTGGCATCGACACTGAGCTCCACCTTGACCAATGTTGCCGCCACCAGTTATGTGCCACCGGTGATACCAAGCACGTTTGGTTCGGGACTGCGTGTGCCTGTCGGCTTGGTCAACAATGTGCTGGGTGGTCAGACCATCCGACCTTCGAGCATACCAGGATTACCTACCAGTTTTGGTCTTCCTATAGGTACATTTGATGCCACCTCTCCCTTGCGCTTGCCCGGAGCTGTGACCAATTTTGCCCAGACCATCAATGATGCTGCGGCCGGCACACAAAGAACTATACGAGGTGTAGTTGACTCGGTAAGTAACGGAGTCACACAGACTGTGGCCGGCAGTGACGACTCCGGCACCGGTTTGATAAGTTCACCCGTGGCAGAAACGCCGTATCAGTCGCCTGAAACATCTGATCTGATTTCAGAACCCGTGGCTGAATTCAATGCAAACAACGACTTTTTTGGATAGAACATGTCAGAAAATATACAACGCAGCCGAGGTCGTCCACAGAACTACAAGTTTGATCGTGGTGGCATGCCTGCGGAAATGGGTCCTTTCATTGGCATAGTGGTCAACAATATAGATTCTACTAGGCAAGGACGCCTGCAGGTCTACATAGAACAGTTCGGTGCAGATACCAAAAACGGCACACCGGATCTGACAGATCCTACCTTATGGCGAACAGTCAGTTACTGTCCACCATTCTATGGCGCAACACCACAGTCGGGCACCAGCACCGGAGCCGGCACCTATCCTGGCAACCGCAACAGCTATGGCATGTGGTTCACACCTCCTGATCTAGGCACACGAGTTTTGTGCTTTTTTGTGGCCGGCGATCCAGGCCAAGGTTATTATGTGGGTTGCATACCCGAAGACGGAATCAACCACATGATCCCGGCCATTGGATCAAGCACTCGTTATGTGGCCGGTAATCCATCCCAAGAAAATCTTTTCGTCAACACACCCTTGTTGCCAGTGACAGAAATCAATGAAAAAAACTCTGGCATCAACAACAATCCCAGATTCTTTGACGCACCCAAACCTGTGCAGAGCGTGGTGGCTGGTATCTTATTCCAGCAAGGACTCAATCGTGATCCCATACGTGGGCCTATACGCAGTAACAGTCAACGTGAAAGTCCCAGCAGTTGTTATGGTATATCAACACCTGGCAAACCCATATATCAGGGCGGCCTAGATCCCAAAACCATAACAACAAAATTAGAGAAAGGCGAGATACGACCGCAGGACATAGTAGTGGTCGGACGACAAGGTGGTCATACCTTGGTCATGGACGACGGCGATCTAGCCGGAACCGACACCTTGGTGCGCATACGCACAGCCAAAGGTCATCAGATCACCATGAGCGACGACGGCGACTGTTTCTATATCACCCATGCCAACGGTCAGACCTGGATTGAACTGGGCAAGGCTGGCACTGTGGATGTGTTCAGTACCAATAGTGTAAACATACGTACCCAGGGCGACATCAACTTGCATGCCGATCGCAACATCAACATGTATGCTGGTGGCGGCATAAGAATGAAAACCATAGGCAATCTCAAACTACAGGGTGATGCCGGCATGACCATGTATTCAGACCAGACCATTACCATGTTTGGCAAGACCAAGGTAGGCATCAGAAGTGATGGTGTGTTGGCTCTCAAAAGCAAAACTGGCAGCTGGGATGGTGGTAATAGTTTAAATCTCAAAGGTAAAGTTATCAATCTCAATGGTGCAGCCACACAGCCTGTGACCGCGGTGCCTAGTATGCAGGGCTTTAAATTAGCCGATACCACATTTGTGGCCAACCAAGGCTGGACTGTGCAACCTGGCACTCTTGATACCATAGTCACCCGGGCACCCACACATGAACCTTGGCCCTATCACAATCGAGGAGTAAATGTCGGCACCAATCTAAACAGCAGTGCCGCTCCCGCAACACCTAGTGTTGAATCTTTGGCTGGATCGGCCTACGAAAGAACCAGTGCCACTGCTGTGCAAAAACCTATTGGGCCAGAAAACTATGTATCTGAGCCTCCATCTATACAAACAGTGCCAACTAATCAGGAATAATCATGATCACTCGCGGACAGGTAACAGCACTCACAGCACAGGCAGCAAAAGCAGCCACTTATGAATATGTGGATGGCGCAGGTAATCTCTTGCCCGACTGGTACTTCAACGACAACGGCGTGCCTGTGTATCTAGGAGTCGAGGTCGCTACTCGTGGCGTGGGCTTGTACGGGCAAACTGCCGAAAATCTTGTGTTGGTAGAATTACTCAAACCAGCGGCCTTGCAACTCATAGTTGAACCCAGCATGACCATAACAGTGCTTAACACTCCGGCTGCCTGGACTGGGCTATTCAACATAAACAGTTTGGTAGATTATTTGAATTCACCAGCCATACAAAATCTGGCTCAAATCGCTTTGTACGAAGGAGCATATCAGGGCCTGATTGATGCAGGGGTACTCAATGGTGCCGAGACTGCCAGGTATCAGGCCACATTCATACAACCAGCTGCCAGATATGGAGTGGATGCCGTGGCGGCCTGGGTGAAAGGTACAGCACCCACAGACCTAGCCACAAACATACAAATTGTTGCCAGACAAGCTCAATATGCCATAGACTTTGTTGATACATATGGTCCAGAATTAAATGTGGCGCCCGAACTGGGCGGCTTTGACAACACAGTGTTCCGTGAGGAAATAGATCAAGCTGTGGCAGATATCATTGGAAATCCCAGGATTCCGCCTATAGAATATGCCAACGTGGCAGTGCCAGCGACCATACCAACAGCCACCACAGAAGATGGAACCCTGCGCTTTGCTCCAGGTGCACCACGAGGTTAAATAACTTATCATGCCTACATTTATTGGATTCAACACACAGGATCAGTTCAAAAAATTTACCTTGCTAGATGCCGAGCTGGTCAAACGCGACTTACTGAATGGCCTCAACATACGCCAAGGGCAACTGCCAGGACGTCCACAGTATGGCACAGCTTTGTGGGATAATTTGTTTGAAAATCAAACCAACGAAACCACGCAAAGTATTGAAAGAGAAATACAGCGTGTGGCCGGATATGATCCCCGGATACAAATTTCCAATGTAGAAGTTTTTCCCCAGGAAAATGGTCTGCTGATCCAGGTAGAATTGGCCATAGTTCCCAGCACAGATGCACAGCGCCTGAGCATATTTTTTGATCAACAACAACGCCGTGCCAGCTATGTTTAACTGAGCCGTTTTTGACATCCATAAATACAAGAATACAGGAAGATTATGGCCAAGACTACAAGACAAACAGTGATTTTTGGTGTGGAAGATTGGAAAAGAATCTATCAGACCTATCGCGAAGCTGACTTTCAAAGCTATGATTTTGAAACATTGCGCAAAAGTTTTGTGGATTACTTACGCCTGTACTATCCAGAAACATTCAACGATTACATCGAAAGTTCAGAATTCATTGCCTTGCTAGATGTCATGGCATTCATGGGGCAAGCCCTGGCCTTCCGCACTGATTTAAACACACGTGAAAACTACATCGATTCCGCCGAACGCAGAGACAGCGTGGTGCGCTTGGCCAACTTGGTCAGCTACACACCCAAGCGCAACATTGCTTCTCAGGGCTATCTCAAAGTTTTCAGCGTGCAGACCACACAAAACGTCACTGATATCAATGGTATCGACCTGGCCAATGTCACCATTAACTGGGCTGATCCTACCAATGCCAGCTGGCAAGAACAGTTCACGGCCATCATCAACGCGGCCTTGGTTGACAGCCAGCGGATAGGTGTACCGGGTGCTAGAACCACCATACTGGGTGTGGACACCCAGGAATACAGCATCAACCTGGTGCCAGGATTCCTGCCTGTGGTGCCTTACACTGCCACCGTTGATGGAATAAACATGCCGTTTGAAGCTGTCACAGCCAGCACAGTGGGCAAGTCCTATGTGTACGAACCCAGCCCAAGACCCAACGGCATATTCAATGTGTTGTTCCGCAATGATCAATTGGGCTTTAGCTCGGCCAACACTGGATATTTTTTCTTGTTCAAACAAGGAGTGCTACAAAATCAAGATTTTAATTTAGCTGATCGTGTGAGCAATCGCTCAGTGGACATCAACATCGAAGGCATTAACAACGAAGACCGTTGGTTGTATCAGTTGGACAATGTGGGTAGCATTGCCAGTGAATGGGAGTATGTGCCCAGTGTGTATGGTGCTGCTGCTGAACAGACTGGCCCAGGCCTGAGAAAACTTTTCAGCACCAACAGCCGCACCAACGATCAGATCACTTTGGACTTTGGTGATGGAGTGTTCTCGGCCATACCTGTGGGACAGTTCCGTTGCTATGTACGAGCCAGCAATGGTTTGCAATACATCATCAATCCCGAGGAAATGCAAAGCGTGGTCATACCCATCAGTTATGTGAGTCGCACTGGTCAACTTGAAACTATAACATTCACTTGTGGTATCACCACGCCAGTGAGCAACGCACAACCCAGAGAAACCATCAATGAGATCAAGGCCCGAGCTCCAGCCCGGTACTACACACAGGATCGCATGGTCAATGGTGAAGATTACAACAACTTTCCATTTACTGCCTACAACAGCATACTAAAAAGCAAGGCTCTAAATCGTGCTTCAATTGGGACCAGCCGATATCTTGACTTGGTAGACAACACTGGCAAATACTCCAGCACCAACACATTCAGTAGTGATGGTGCTCTGTATGAAAACTACAGCTTGCCCAGTTTTCAATTTACCACACAGACCAACAACGAAATTGACGAAGTCATTGTGAATCAGATTCAGCCGTTGCTGGGCACCAGCCAGGCACAACAATTTTATTATGCCAAATTTCCCAGATCCGGTCTGGCACCACTGAACGTGAGTTGGAACCTGAGCACCAGCCAGGCCAATACTACCACTGGCTATTTCAAAAACAGTCTGGGCAATCCAGTCAGCATTGGCAGTTTCAGCTCCAACAATACCAGATATATCACCGTGGGCAGTCTGGTGAAATTTGTGCCGCCAGCTGGCTATTACTTTGATGCCAACAACCGACTCAAGGCCGGAACCCCCACACGTGCCGACGAAAAATTAGTGATCTGGGCCAGCCCTTTGGAAATCTACATTGATGGAACCAATCAAGGCCTGGGAAATTTTGCCAACGGCATTGGACCAGTGGCACTCAACAACTACATACCCACAGATGCCATAGCCACAGAGGTCATACCTATTTTTGTCACAGACTTGCCAGTGAGCTTTGAAACCAGCATGGCTGAACAAATACGCCTGCGCAGGAATTTTGGCATAGGCTATGCCAACATAAATCTAACCACACCTCAAGGCAACACAATACCTGCAGGCACCTGGTACTTGATTACCAGCACCAACTTGGCTGTGGACAGCTCATGGAACCTGACCTATGCTGGTGACACGTCGGGTGCTAATCTAGATTCCTCCTGGTTGGTAGAATTTGTTTATAATGGCAGTTTTTACACTGTGAGCTATCGTGCCCTGGATTACTATTTTGGCAGCGTTGTGCAAACAAGATTTTTCTTCACGTCTGATCAACAGATCTATGACAGCCGCACCGGCACCACCATCAGTGACTTTATCAATGTGTTGAAAACCAACAGCCGACCTGACTCGGCTCTGCCTCTGGGTTCAGATATCATAACAAAGATAGTAGGTCAACCCATACAAACTGATGGCCTGGTTGACGACTATCAGATCTTGGTGTCATTCCAGGATCGTGACAATGATGGAGTGCCCGACAATCCTGATTTTTTCTTGGACATAGTTGGTCCAGTCCCAAGTTCAGCCACAGTCAACAGTCCCTGGGTGTTCTTGCAAAGCATAGTTGATTTTGACAATCTCCAAAGATATGTGCTGGTAGACTCTGGTGTTGTTAACAGCGAATATGCTATCTTAGATGACATCGAACTAGTCAAGGCAGAATATGTGGCCGGACAGGTGTTTTATGCCTACGAGTCAGCCACCTTCTATATTTTAGCTATAAATTCTACCACAGGTGTGCGAACATTACAATTAACCACAGATTACATAGCACGCAACGGTCGTCAAAATCTGTTTTTTCAATACCGACACAACAGTGCATTGAGCAACAGGATTGATCCTGGCACCAGCAATATCATTGACGTTTATGTGGTTACCAATGAATACTATACATCTTATCAAAACTACATCCGAGACACCACAGGTACTGTGGCCGAACCAACACCTCCTACCATTGATTACCTGACTACCACCTATGGTGGTCTTCAAGATTACAAGATGATTTCCGACACTGTGATTCTCAACAGTGTAGAATTCCAGCCCTTGTTTGGTGCCAAGGCACCAGAGCAACTTCGTGCCACGATTAAAGTGATCCGTGCAACCAACAGCGTGGCCAGCACCAGCGAGATCAAAAATCTTGTAGTACAGAACCTTAACAACTATTTCAGCATAGACATTTGGGACTTTGGTGACACATTTTATTTTTCAGAGTTATCGGCCTACTTGCATGATCAAATGGCCGGCATAATCAGCAGTGTAGTATTGGTGCCCTTGAATCCGCAAAAGAGTTTTGGTGATCTTTATGAAATCCGTTGCGCTCCTAACCAGATAGTTGTCAATGCAGCCACAGTGGC